ACAGGATGCTGGATATAGAAAAAGTGTTTAGCAAAGTAATGATACCCGTTAATGGGGTCAGAGCATTTTAACAAATGCTCAACTTGCTGTTCTGTAAACTTTTCTTTACTGTGTGCTTTTTTGGTTAATACACCATCTAATGATTTTGCCATACGTTTATTTACATAAAAAAAGGGCTCCTAAGAGCCCTTTTGACCTGCGACAAAACTTATTTGTACTTGTTGAATTTGTCTTGAATTGGCTCGAGATCCTTGCCTTCGCGGCCAGCATCAGCTAATGCCTTCATACCTTTTTTACCGTACTTCATATAACCTTTAGCCGCTCGACTCATTGTGCGTTTGCCTTTTGCTTCTTTGATTTCTTGATACATGGCGCTTAGTCTTTCAACTAGAGCTTCTTGTAATGGGTTTTCGCCACCATTAACACGTAGACGTTTTACATCACCCTTGCTGTGCATGTCGTCACCCTTGCGAGTAACAGCATCTATACCATATGTGTGAGCATCACTGCCGCCTGGAGCACTGTTGCCGTAACTTTCATCTGCATCTGCATTGGACAACATGTCTTCATCTGCTGTTCCTAACACAATGTCAACATCGCCATCCATACTGTGTGGTTGTGCAATCATCGGCTCTGCATGATCATGCTCTGCAGATTGTTCAATGTTGCGTAGGATGGACATTAGATCTTTAATCCCGCCTGCACCGCTACCATTCATACTGACATTCATAGTAACTGAATCTTGTTGTTGCGGGGCATGTGACATCATTGGCATTGGCATCATGTCCCCGCATTCAGCAACAGATGATTCCTCAATTGCTCTTAGTTTTGCACTTAGATCGTAAAAATTCATATTATTTTCCTTTTACCTTAGCCGCTACATTAAGGCTATTTTTGTGTTTAACAGGAACTAAATTAACTTTTTTCTTACTAAACGCATTCATTGTATTAACTTTAGTATCTTGTGTTTTAATTTTTGTATCAGCTTTGGGAGCAGTCTTGGCTAACAGCTCATCATTTGTGCCAGTGACCTGTTTTAATTTTTCTTCATTCTTTAAAGATTTTAAGAAAGTCAAACGCTTGCCACCAACTAGCTCTTGGTTATCTGTTTTTTCATAGTCTTTATCAACTAGTGCTTCGCCAGTTGCTTCGTCATTAGCATGATTCAATGCAATTTCTTCTTGTTCTTTTTCATTAAGAACTTTTACACTGCCTGAACTGATCCCAAGACCTTGCGCAACTTTGTTTAGAATCTGTTCACTGGTTGCTGGATAGTGCGTACATGCATCAAATACTGACATTGCAACATTTTTATGTTCTGGAAAATCTTTGTGGTTTGCACTGATAGGAGTAGTTTTAGCTGTTCCTACAGATGCACAACTGTACTCAGATAGTGCTAGTTTGATCTTTTCAGCACAATCTTTAGGGCAGTCGCCTACGATTTTAATTTTAAATTTGTAGACTTTTTTATTTTCTACTAGGTATTCTTTGAATGATTTCATGGTCTAGTCCTGATACATTATTTATTCATATTTTTAAGTTTTTCAAGGAGACTATTTCGGTCACTAAGGATATAACCATCCCCTTGAAGTGTAACACTATCATCACTAACAGTATCTTGATCCAATTTCTGCTTCTTAAGCTGTAACTCTATCATCTTGAGTTTTTTGTCAATTTTAGCTGATTTAGCGTCGATTGCGTTTTTAAGCATGCCGCCCGCTACTTCAAAAATTCTACTAGAATATCGTGCTTCAACGTTCATGCCCAGGTCCATTAGGTCATCATACGCATCTGTAGCACGTTGCGCTAGGGCATCAAATTCATTATCTGCTAGATCACCAAGACCGCTTACTCGAGGCAATGCCGCTGAAATTTTGTCAAATTCCTCCATGCTACGCAGGAACGGTTGCGGGTCTACAGGCAAGTCTTTTTTCTTTTCTTCTGCCTTGATAATTTTTTTGCTTTCGGGCAAATTAAGTAGTTCTTCAAGTTTCTTAGTCATAATATTACTTATACTTAAACCTGACCAAAGAGATCATTTTCGTTAACTACACGGAATTTGATGCCCTGTTGCCTGCACCAAGCTGTGGCAGCGGCCCATTTGGCTTGATTTTTAACAAACTGTGCTTGATTGTATTTGTTCTTGCCCACACGTTCTAATATGCTCTGGCTTACTGGTTTGATCTCAATCAGCTCGGTAAGAACCTGGTTAAATTTGTCCTTGTACTGTATAAAAAAATCAGGAACATACACTGTAGCTTTGCCAGTCAGTGGATCTCTGTAGGGGATTTGTATGGCCTCACTGGCCCATTTTGCCACATTGACATTAGTGTCACAGAAGTTCATAAAACTCCACTCCCAGCTGGAACGATACGTTGGAACTTTTAATCCAACATACTTTTCCGGGTGGCGCATTGTAAACTTGCCTTGTGCAAATTTGCTGGCCATGTTACACTAGTATGTTGCGTGTTTCGTATAGATTTACGACTGGTGCAATTCTATAACCTAAGATACTGGTTTTTTCTCTGTATGCATTAAGTACCTGTGCTACAATTTGACTTAACTGTACATCGGTCAAACTCTTCATGGTATCTAGCAGTTGAAATACCTGCACTCCATCTATGCGAGATTGATTTAATAATACGATTGCTGTACTACGGGCACTTTCTAAGTCAAATCCTCTCTTCATAAAAAAGCCCACAGCGGCATCTATTTCATTTGCTGGAAAACTAACCTGGTTTGTAAAAAACTTATCAAAGAATTCTTTGGTGTCAGTAGTTGCACTAATTGTTGGCGGTAAATTGCTAATCATATTATTGTCCTACCGTTGAGTTAGTTGCTTGAGTGGTGTTATTAGTAGAATTGGTTGTAGGGAACGCAGTATCCTGTATACCACCAGTGGTCTGATTAGTAGTAGCTGTCGAAGTACCAATACCTGCTGAATTATTAGCTTGTTGACTATTTGCATAGGCATTGTTAGTTTCTACTAGGTTAGCCAAGAAACTGCCTGCATTACCGATAAGATTTGAATTATTAAGAAATGTAGGGCTTGCACTATCAAGACTACCCAATGCTTGTAGCGGGCTAGGAGTGTTGTCATAATGCTCCAAGCCAAATCCAATCGGATCACCGGCTGTCACTTGTCCACTGCCATAACTGACTGCTTCATATACTATGTTCATGGTAAAATCGTGCAGTCCGTTATCTCCATAACCTACAGTACCATGATCCCAACCTGATATAATAGGATTATATAAAGTATAGCTGACATACTCGTGGCGTGCCATTTGATATATTTTTATATAGGTAAAAAATGGCGCAGTACTGCCGTTGTCCAAACCATAGTTACTAGTAATGCTATCGTAGTTTCGTATAGCGGTTCTATTGAATGCACCGGCCTTGAGTGCCGATGTTGAATCAGCATAATAATAGCTGTAATAATTTTGCCATAGATTATTGATCAAGCTCATATTATCATCATGGAATTTGATAGTGGCGCCTTCGACCTTGTGCTGGGTCTGAATTTGTTTTTTTCTGTTGTACTGATTAACTGTATTAGTAGTCACTCCATATTTTGGCAGTGTCACACTTTTGACCAACATGCCTATTTCATTGCCGTGGCGCTGTGCAATATCAATGGTTTTTAGTGTAGCTGGATTGATTCCAAATGCTACGTGAAACTGGAAATTAAATTTAGGAGCCAGTCTGAACTGATCTTCTGCGAACAGCCGAGACGCATGACGCTGATCTCTCAGCAATATGTTTGAATTTGCTCTTAACGAGCTGTTGGGTGTGAAAGCCATACAGTATTTATGTGTAAATTAATATGGTCAGTTAATGCTCAACCAATAAAAAACCCACCTAAGTGGGTTAGTTATTATAGAGACGAACCGCCTGCACCTGTTGCCGCTGTGCCGCTGGTTTGAACAAATCCTGGAGCGCCTAAACCGCCCGCTGGAATAATCTGCTGTGCGTTGTCATACTGGATTGAAAGATCAATCATCTGTACTTCTGCACCAGCATACTTCAATGCTCCATAGTTAGCTGATTCAACATAACAACCGTATAGTTCCCACTCTTCGATGACACTAGCACCGTCAGCGCCATTTCCACCGTCAAGCATTTCTAGACGCATTAGGAATTTGTAGTCGCCGCCTGAAGTCGCTGAACTTTGTTCAAAGAAATCAAATTGCTTCTGTAGTTGTTCGCCAACTAGTTTGGTAACTGCGTTGGTTATATCATCACGTAATTTAACTGCGATAGGTGACCAAGCTGGTTTGCCCGCATAGTGAATTATTGAGTTATAAACTTCGATCTTTTGATCTGCAAACTTTACTGTTGGACGAGCGGCTTCTGATACTTGTTTTGTTAGTTCTACGGTTTGTCCGCTAACGCCAAAATTTTCAAAGCTGATCCTAAAGCGATAGCTTAATTTTGGCATCAACATGCCTTGTGTTGCACTGCTCTGATTGCTAGCTAGCGGTACTGTAAATCTTGATAATGATGCGATTGACATTTAGTTTCTCCTAATTAATTGCCGCCAAGGCCTTTGATTTCACCAGTGTTCTTCAAGCGCAATGGAATATAGATAAATTCGACTGCCTTGACTGGTTCAATCGCAATATCTAAATAAAGTTCACTTCTATCAATTCTCGCTGGAGTATTGTTGCTAGTATCGCAAACTACTAAGAAGTCATAGATAGCACGTTGACCGACTAATTCTAATAGTAACTGTTCGGCTGCATTTTTAATTTCGTTACGTGTAATCGTATCGTTTGGTTCAAACACATATGGTTTAGCCAACAATGACAATTGACGACGTAGATAAATTACTAAACGAGCTACGTTAACTCTGTCTAGGCTACTTGCAGTTAGTTGACGTGTGTACTGCCCGTAAGCTACTAGTCCTGTTCCAGTCAAGTAGGTCAATGGGTTGATATGCACACCTGCTAAGGTATCACGCTGTCCAGTGTTCAATGCAGTTACTTGGAATTCACCTGTTAGTGAATCGATGTAACCTACTGAGCTGGCATTAGTAATTCCGCCGCGGCGTACACCAGCTGGTGCAAACCATGGATAGCTAACATTATCGCTTAGTGCGATAGTACGTAACATCATGTGGCTTGGAGGAACAACAATGTTGTTGCCTAATAAATCTGTTGTGAATCCCCACGGATAGTAAACACCCAAGTATGGATCTGTTGATACTAAACCTGTGTCGCTGTTGTCTGCGGCTAATGATGAGTTATTGCCCCAATTGCTTAGTGTAGTAGCATCGCTGGCTAAACGTGCAGGTGTATCGCCTACAACGAATGCTGTCAATCCACGATCATAGTTTAAACTTACCATTGGTGCAATCATTTCTACATAACCTGGACTAGCAATCAAGTTAAACACACGCGACTCTTCATCACGGATGAATTGATTTGAATTAGTCATTGCTGTTAGTGCTTTGACCACAACAGCACGTACTGATTTACGTCCAAACTGTCCAGCACCTTGATAGTCATTAGGAGCAACTGATACCCAACGATTAGTACCTGAGTAACTAGCTGTATCAGCATTGCTCATACGGATGTTCTTTAGACCTGATCCAAACGTAAAGTAAGATCTTTGATACTGTTTGACATTATACCCTGAACGGCGTAGATTCCATAACAATGTTCCTTTTGGATACAGTGCTGGATCTGGAGCATCTGGGTCTAGGTAATCACTGCTTAGTAATGCTACTATCGAGCCAGCAGTTGCACCTGTTGCGCCTGCAACACCCCAACGTGCATCGGCAAATACAATACCGTTTTCACTTGTTTGGTCTGTGTTGTCTACCAGTACCCATACTTTGGTAGTATAGTTGTATTTGTAGATTCTTGGATAAGATTCGATATTAGCAGTGCTGATCCATAAATCACCGTTGCCCAATGGTGTACCATCACTTTGTACAGTTGGTTCTGTAGCACTGATGATTGGTCCAGCTGGGTCAGTGGCTGTGCCGCCTGCAAGCTGGCTGTAGTTCAAATAACCAACCCATGTTGTACCATTGTGTACCATAACGTCCACATCTGACACTGCTGAATTGTACCATAATTGACCGTCTGCTGGAACATTAGTTGGTGCTGAGTTAGATACTGTAATAAATCCTGCACCTGCTACAGTTGGGCTCCACAAGCTGGCAACATAGTTCTTAGCTGTGCCTGTTGGGTTAGCAAAGTAGTTGGCAGTAGTTGTAGTTGAGAAAATCTTACTCAACGGATCATTTGCAGTGTCTACTAGTTTAATTTCTCCGCCTAGCTTATGGCTGATTGAGATTGAATTATCACTGTTTAGACTAGCAATAATATTTGTAAATCCTGCGGCTGTTATTGCAGTTAACAACAAGTTGGCATCAGATGATGCACCAGTAGCTGTAAATGAAACACTTACTGCTGAACTCATTGTAGCACTGCCTAATACGCTTTCGCTTAGGGTAAATGTGTTTGTACCGCTAGTAAATGTAGCACTGGCAATCACACTTGATCTAATGGTAGTTGCACCTACTCCTGAGCGGATGTAGAATTTAAAATTACCAGTAGCTGGACTTAGTTCGCTGTCATTGTACTTGGCAAATACTGTGCCAACTGGAAGATTCAAACCACCGCCAGCAAAGTCTAAATTATAAAGTGCTGTGCTGTTGCCAGCGTAAATTCCTACACGTTGTGATTGGAATGCGTTGGCTGTTGTGCTGTACTTCTTGAGAATATAGTCTGATCCCAAGTTAGCTGAAGTTGTTTTAATCCATAGTGAACCCGTTGGATACCCGGCAATATAACTTGCTTGATCTGCAATCTTGTACAATGGAACTGAAGTGTGTGGTCCAACTGTCAGGGCAGGTGCTAGGTATGAACCTGTTGATAGCCCAGCTTTGGCAACTGTGGTTCCGCTGATTGCAACTGCTACACCTGTTGAATAGATGTTCAAGTAACCGTTGATCACTGCCGCTTTGATACCTGCCGTTGTTAGCGTAGCATTACCATTGATAGCTGTGACCAATGCTGATAATGTTGTTACACCAGTAGTAGATACAGTATTAATTACAAGTGTATCACCAGTTAGCAATGTCGGATTCTGTGCAGTACCTGTAGCGGTCGGCCAACTTGCCGCCCATGCACCTGTTCCAACTTCAACCCATGTACCAGCGGCTGTGTCTGTTAGATATTTCTTTAGATAACCTTTTAACAATGTTGTGGTTGCTACGATAGCATACTGTCCGATAGTACCAAAGCTGGACAATGGAACTCCTGAACTTAGCAATGTTGAATCTGTGATAACTGTTACTGTTTGATTAGTAAATGTCTGTCCACCTACAGTGGTTGCACTAGCGGCATTCCACTGGAACGTACCCCATTTAGTGTTAACAGTGTCTAACCAATATGTACCATCTGCTGGAGGACTAGTCGGTGCAGTTGCAGTTCCTACTAGTTGTGATAGGTCTAAGTCAGCACGTACAACATATGCACGATTACTAACTCCTAAGAAACTGTAGGCCGCCTCTAGACCGTATTCGTTGATCTCGCCACCGTGTATTGGATTGTTGCCAGCATCAGTGTAAAAAGCTGGAACACCAAAGGTGTCTGATAAATCTTTCTGACTTGTTAGCAAATATACTTTGCCAGCGTTTGCGGCTAGCGTTCCAGGTGCTGTGCCTGTGCCTGCTCCGTTTTGTTTGTTGCTAGCTGAAGCAACTAAAAATAAAGGTACTGTACCGGCTGCGGCTGGGGTATAGAACGATTCGTCTATGACTGTTACGCTTACGCCTGGTGAACTTAATTGGGCCATTGTGTTATCTCCATGATGACATGCTGTTAATGTATTTATGGCAGATAGACTTTTTGGTGCTCGAATAGCACTATAAAAAGGCCGTAAAAAGGCTTAAATAAAATATGAGACCATTATGTACCTGCGGCCGCAACCCTGTAGCCATTAATTACTACAAACAAAGCAAGCCTTTTTATAGGAGTCAGTGCGGACCGTGCAGTAGAGGTGTTACAGCGCCACGTTGGGCCACTGCTGGATATGTTATTAAGAATACTTGTGATAAATGCGGCTTTAAATCACAGCATAAAGAAGTTTTTAGTGTGTACCATGTTGACGGGCATTTGAACAACTGCCAACATGGTAACTTAAAAACTGTGTGTTCTAACTGTGCTCGAGTCCTGCATAAAGAGGGTGTTCGCTGGCGACAAGGCGATTTGACACCAGACCTTTGACCTTGGCAAACAAGTCATCGATAGTTGAATCATTGGTAAAAACATGGTCGAATTTGGTGCCAACCCAAGCAGTTTCGCTAGCGTGTATACCTAGCTTTTCAAGACGACCACGACTGGTAGCCCAGGCAAAATTGCCATTTTCTCCGCGATTAGCGTTGACAGCATCTTCATACCATTCAGGTTCTTCACCACGCTTCACACGGACAACAATGCCGCCTGCATTATGTATTGATTTAATTTCGTTGGGGAAACGACAGTCTGAAATTACGATGTCGTCAGTTGAATTGCGTAGTTTGTTTTCCAAGCTGGCGATCCATATATCGTCATGGAAAGCACGGCGACACACTTCAGTACCCCAAAATTGCAGGATCCAGCGTGGAGTTAAGTTGGGCATGTTCAAGCGTTCACTCCACCATGGATCTACTTGTTCGCGCCATTCACGGGCTTGTTTTGTGCGGCCTTCTAGCATGGTTCTGTCCCAACCGAACACTTGTGCTACTGCGTCTTTTAGACTGTTGGCGAATGACTCTCGTCGGAAACCATGGAAGTTAGTTAGATAATCTGCAATAGTATCTTTGCCTGAACCAATAAACCCGCATACACCAATAATCATAGTAGTCTCCTAAGGAACTACTAGTATATAACAGTTAGATTACAAGGTCAAATATTTTTGTGCCAATTAAGACTTGGGATATTTGTCTTTGACAGCTTGTATTTTTGCGGCCATTTCAGCTGGAAACGCACCTGCATGAAATAATGCATCTAATTGATCTCCAATTGATGGATATTCTTTTTTACGTAAAGGTTGATGTTGATTAGCAACTTCTATTGCACGTAATCTAGCAAGTTCTGTTTCTGCTTGTTCTTTAGTAATGCTAGGTGGGGTTTCGTCTAACCATTCAACATTTTCCCAAATTTGTTCACCTGATATTCTGAATCGAGCTGATGGCACAAGCGAATGTATCGCAACAGCAATTTCAATATTGTTCATTGTCTAATCTCCTTAGCGATAATAATTATGTTTGAACTAAATCCAAATGACGATCCGTCATTCCCACCGTTATATCCGTAGGTCATTGTGCCGCCTTCCGTAGACATTCTAAATCCATATTGGATAGCACTGGTTGTGTTTGGTGTGTCATAAATCATAAAGTAGCTGAACATCCCGTCATTTAGGTCATAGCCGTTACTGGTTCTATGCATAAATCCAGAAATCGGAGTACGTGATCCAACATTGGGGCCAGTTGATGTTGGGTTTGTAAATGTACCGCTGACAATTCTATAACCAGCTGTTCTCATAACATAATTACTTGACCAACCACTATTAACACCCCCTGGAATAAAATACTCAACTAGGATAAGACTATTAGTGTATAACGGAGTTATACTAACTCTATAATTTGAACTAACTTCTGTTAGTGTAGTGCCTGGAGCTAGAGTAGTTGTAAAGTTAGAATTTAATACCTGTGTTTGTACAACTGATCCGATTGGAAAGGCGTCTCTAGGTAATCGATTAGTCGATCCATCTATGGTGATAGCCATTATGTGTTTCCTTTTAATTTAATCATTGTTTAATTTCCTCTGCCACAATAACTATGTTTGAACTAAATCCAAATGCTGTGCCATCGTAGCTTCCATTGTATCCAATCTGGATTGTACCGCTTTCGGTAGACATTTTAAATCCATATTGAATAGCACTGGTTGTATTCGGTGTATCGTATATAGTAAAATAGCTGAATATTCCGTCATTACTGTCATAGCCGTTACTACTTCTATGCATAAATCCAGAAATCGGAGTACGTGATCCAACAGTAGGGCCAGTTGACGTTGGGTTTGTAAATGTACCGCTGACTATTCTATATCCGGCAGTTCTCATAACATAGTTACTGGCCCAGCTAGTACATCCACCGGGAATAAAGTATTTTACTAGAATAAGACTATTACTGTATAAAGGAGTTATACTAACCCTGTATGCTGAATTAGCTTCTGTTAGAGTAGTACCTGGAGCGAACGATGTTGTAGTAGCAGAATTTAATACCTGTGTTTGTACAACTGATCCGATTGGAAAGGCGTCTCTAGGTAATCGATTAGTCGATCCATCTATGGTGATAGCCATTAGATTTTACCCTTTAATTCATTAATCTGTAGTTGTTGCTCTTTAATTGCTTCAATTAATAATGCTACTGTGTTGGCATAGGCAACTGACTTGATTCCGCTTTCATCTGTGAATACTAGTTCGGGAACAACTGCTTCAACTTCTTGCGCTATTACACCCATCTCATGCTTACCTGTTGAAATACGATCAAACATTACACCGCGCAATGCATTTACTTTGTCTAATGCCGATGTGATTGTTTCAACATTTGTTTTTAAACTTGCATCAGAGTTTGACGTGATTGTACCAGCAAATGTCCCGTTGCCGCTTGTGTCAATAGTTAAACCAGCAGTTCCTGATGTTGATTCACCACCTACTGTTTGGTTAACCTGTATCTGATAGCCTCCGCTACTATTCATATAGGTAGCTACTTGCTTATTAACACCAGCACTTGAATTTGACATTACGTAGGCAATACTAGAACTAGCTTGGTTTGTATCAATTCTAACTTTAGCGTTAACAGATGCAGTAGTAGAATATAAACTTGCTATAGTACTACCAGATGTTGAAGTTACTGATAATCCAGTTAATGTACCAACAGCAGTAATATTAGTTTGACTTGCAGTTTGAATCGTGCCTGTTAATTGTGTAGCACTTAAATTACCAGTAGATGCATTAAATGTTAATTTAGTTGCTGTTGTTTTTGCGGCTGTTAAACTACCAGTAGCACTTGTTGACAAGACTGGGTATAAAGTAGTTGTAGAAGTATCATCTGCCAATGTAGCACCGGCGGCCGACCAACTTAATGTTCCACTACCATTACTTACTAGAGCATAACCACTTGATGCGGCATCTGCGCTTGGCAATGTGTATGTTATACTACCAGCATTCGCGGCTGCTTGGAACGCCACAGTTCCTGAACTCGAACCGTTCAATGTTAATTTTGATTTGCTTAGTACTTCAGAAGTATCTACTTTATAAGTTTGGCTGGCCGCTATATTAAGACCGCCGCTTAGAGTACCAACACTGGTCAAACTTGATCCAGTAACACCACTACCTAATGTGGTAGCACTTAAAACATCAGTTGCATTAATTTTGTAAGTTTTACCAGAGGCGATGTTTAAGTTTTCACTGCTAGTCCAGTTTGAATTAGCAACGTCCCAGATAATGGTCTTGTTGGTAGCGCCTAACAATGTGATACCACCGCCATTGGCAGTTGCGTCAGTTGCTCCGCCCACGTCAAATGTAATTGATCCTAGTGTGCTTGCTGAATCGCTTGTAATGGTAATTTGTGTAGTACTGTTGATACTGGAAACTTTTGTGTTAGTACCGAATACGCCGGTGCCACTGACTTTGGTCAATACTTGTCCAGGTATCATACCCACTGTGCTAGACAGACCTGTAACGGTACTAGTAGTGGCCGATGACGTGATTGAACCAGTTAGTCCAGTTATTGTGGCTACTGAACCAAGTTCAAGATTTTTATCATCCACCGCCAGGGTTGCTGAATTAATTGTAGTAGTGGTACCATTAACAGTCAAGTTACCTGTGATAGTTGTGTTGCCGAATGACACTGGGCCACTGCCTGTAACAGTCAAACTACCGCCGTTGTCTGACAACACAACAGTTCCAATAGTAACTGTGCCTGGGCCAACATATAGACTGCGCCAGCGGTGAGTTGGATCGCCTAGGTCATAAGTTATATCGGTGACTGGTTTGATACTTTGATATGCTGAACCCAAATATGTGCGCACAGCGGCCTGCGTTGGTACTTTGGTGTTACTGTTGGCACTGAGTGTGCCGTCTGTTGAAAATTCATCTACTTGCGCACCCAACTGCGCACCAATTGACCCTAGTCGCAAGCTGGTCAAACCGCTCAAGTTAAACGCACTGGCATTAAGTGTGGCGCTACCTGTTGCTTGGTTGACACTAAAATATTGACCTACGTTAAAGTTACCCTTTTCGTCTGTTGATATGTAGTAAACACGACCTGGAAATGTATAAACAATCTGGTTGGCCTGCGTTGGTCCTTGACTTGGTATGCCTGGATAGTTGGTTGTAGCAACTCCGCCAGTACCGATGAATAAGAAGTCATGTCCAGTTAATCTAATCAAACTAAAATTGTAACGAAAATTAGCCACAGTACCGTCTGTGCTAGGTGTTACTTTTTGTTGGGCAAGCGTTACAATATACACCGTTACACTATTGACGGTTGCAGTACTCACTGCTGATATAATATACGCACTAGTGTCACCTGTGGCGAACTGGATACTTGCACCAACTTGCGGAACAGCACTTACCGAACTTAATACCAGTACATAATTTGCTTGCCCGCCCACTGTTGACGGAGTCATAGTTGCGGAACTAGTTCCACCAGTGACCACGTTAGTTGTGTTAAATGTTCCGCTGGTTAATTTATAATATAGATATCCTGTTTGGGTGCTGGTTACTATACCAATTGCACCACTAGTTGCCTGGGTAATTGTTTCGCCTTGTTGGAAGGAACCAGTAAGTGTGTTGGCGTTGTAGGTCAACATTCCGCCATATACTGTTGCAGTCACTGGAGTTTCACTACTCAAGAATCCTGAGCTGACAGCACCATATGTACCATAACTGTTATTACCACTCAATGAACGAATCTGTCCACCGCTGGTTGTTACATATCCAATATAGCAATAGTATGTGAATACCGAAACTGCCTCACATCTACCACCGTTCAGGACCCATAGTCCCACACCGCCATCTAGTACTATGTTGTAGGCCCAGAATACCATGCTTTTGTTTCCGCTGGCATGTACACCGCCATCTATGATCGCACCGACACCGCCTGCACTGATAGCTGAGCAGTCTTTGATATATGGAGATTTATTGTCAATAAGTGAATCTGGATTCAGTCGTAAATAAACGCCACCAATGGTTGCGGCAGTGATATCGTTTGCCGGACTTCCGCTGGCAAAACCAGTCATGCCAGTGAACAACAATCCCTGAAGCATGGTCCGATCACTGAGCAAGAACATGGTACTTAGATTGTTCACCACTGGACTTGCGTCAGTACTTAGATGTCTAAATGTCAGTGTGCCGCTAGGTGTTGAGTTAGGCGTTGCAGAAATTGTTAAGGTTGTACTATCAACTACCACTGTGACTTTTTGTGCTGATGAAAATCCAGTGCCAGTGATGGTCATGCCGACTGCAATACTAGCCGTGCTCGATACTTTTAATGTTGTGCCACTTGATCCACTAGATGTGTAAGTTGCTGTGGCTGAACCTAATAATGGAGTGATCGTAGTGTTACGCATACCGTCACCAATAATGGTAACGTTAGCTGGAACAGTGATAGGTAATTTTTCGTTGTAGGTACCTGCTTTAACATATATGGTTGCAGGACCTGTGATTGTGTCGCAGGCTTTTCTTAGAGTTTTAAATGCGGCATTAAGACTAGTTCCGTTGAAACTATCGTTGCCAACATCATCGCTGACATAATAGACACTGCCTTCAGCGTTGGGATTTCCCCACTGAGGATAACCACTAGTTCCAACAGTCAGTACCTGTCCTGCTGTGCCTATTGGCAGTCTAGTGTTACTGCTGGCGCCGTAGTAGGTAATATCTCCAGGTGTAGTGTTCGATGACGATCCTTGCGACATGATTTGCCAATTGACAGCGGCTAAATCAGTTGCCCATGTTCCACCAGTATGCGCAATCACGCAAACATAACTGGATCCACCGAAACTAACAGCATCGTTAATTGTATAAGCGGTGCCGGTCACCCATGGACCTCGCCAATTTATTCTTATTTTTCCTAGATTTACTGTAGTTACGGCCATGTTGTTTTCCTATATCCAATATTTAGCTACTAAATGTAGCTAGTAAATTTCCGTTTGCATCTATGCTATAATTGTAAACATCTGTTCCAATATCAACCATTAGGTACGAACTATTTTGTCCGTCAGTGGTGTAGTTAAATGTCTGTCCTGTGGTTTTTGTGTAGATCAAATCGTTGTTGCCATCAGTTGCAAATGCATGTACTGTGGTTGCCTCAAGCGGTGCCGCGCTGATAACTCCGCTGCCATTGATTGTTACAGTAGTTCCATCAACTTTAACACCGCCCAGCACACTGGTAGATGCAGTCAACAGGGCAACGTTGATTGTAATGTCCTGCGTACCGTCAAATGCTACGCCGTTAATAGTACGACTGGTAACTAACTTAGTAGCAGTAGCCGCATTACCTGCTAGTACATAACTTTTTAATATGGCTAAAGTTGCCTGCTGGCTAGTCAGTGTTCCAGATACGTTCGCAACCAATGGAAATACGTTAGCATCAGCTAGAGTGCTGGTTGATGGTAATTGCGAAATCTTTATGGTCATATATTACCCAGTAACAAAATAATAGCCTGTACCGCCTGCGGTATAGTCCATTAATTCTTTATCTAATTTTTCAAATTCTTTGTCAGCTTCAGATTTCAACGCGGCTCCATTCATCTGTATAGCACCACCTGGACCTGCGATTGATCCAAACTTTGATCGTGCTTCACCTAACATTTGTTTACATACTGCCAGTGTGTAATCTTTGAGCCATTGCTTGGCTTGATAGTCTTGTAATAATACCCAGTCTGGGCGATAGTTATAACTTTGCACTAGAATCTGTTCACCTTGTGCGAACGGACGTTGTAGAATATTTAAAATATGACTAGTTGGCTTCCAACTGAATTCAATATAACTACCAAACATACGACCCACTAGTTTCTGATAACCAGCAAACAATTCATATGTTGCAAGTCCACCCATCATACCGCCTGACATCAGGTAGGTATTTGTATAGGCTAAGTTAAACGGTTCAAAAAGCGAACCACCCGCACCCATACCAGTTCTCGAGCCAATTGCTCTGCGAAACACCTGTCTAACTGTGATAACTTCGTCTGGTAATCGGTATTCATTCTGATCCTGTATAAGTTCTAAAAACAAGTAACTTTCTTCTACAGCATTGGGACTTTTTTGACGGTAACGATTTAAGGCACGATCTAAGGCCATTTCGTAATGTGCAGGATCAAGCTCTACTTCGACCATACCGTCGCCCAGCATTAGTCTAACATAATCAAATACTTTATTACGCTCGATAATACTGTTACTTTGCGTTGAAGGTGCTAAATCGTCCATATTTTGGTCTCCACTCATATTTATCTAACGATAAATATCATATGCCAAGACTATCACTGTATAAACCCGAACGGGGAAATGACTTTAA